CCTGAAAGTGAAAAATGATTATTAGCGAATTGTTTCACCAGATAGGAACATGGCACGCCGCCGAACAAAGAGAAAGTCACGCCGAGGCCCAAAGGCAATGAGCGTGATTAACGCAATGGAAGCTTACGCATACGCTAACTTACTGAGTCAAGGACTAGCTGGGTCTTCGCCCTGGGAGTTCGTGACTGGTGGTTCTGATATTGGGTACACACAAATGTCAGGATCTACCGCAATGACACTAACTGGTGCAGACAAACTAAGTTTAACCGAGTTAGTTACTTCTCCAGATGTCGCTTTTGACGCAATGCAGAAGAATTTCGCTGCAAATTACCAGGCAATGGCAATACAGGCGGCTACAATTGGAATCTCTTTCCGTCTAGGTAAGAAATTACTTAGAAGACCGATCAGTTCTGTGAACAGGAACATCATGAAGCCGCTAGGAATCGGCATTAAGCTCTGAGGTGAATAAGTATGGCAACAAATACAGTAGTTGGAAATCTAGTCTGCAGCGATGGAACTAACATTCCATTGAAAGCAGAAATCGCAGAAGGTACTGAATCGGATCTAACCACAGATACCGTTTACACAGTATCAGCACAAAATGTCGGTGATTACGCACCAGGTAAAACAGTCGTCTCTGGAATTGTAGCCGCAGATAACTCAATTTCATACGCCTATGTCTTGTCCCAGGGTCTGGTTGCAGCTATTATCCCAATCGGTGCAAAAGGCCAGGCACAATTCCAGGACGCACTTTGCTCACCTTACAGACTTCGTGCAGGTGACAAAGTGAGAGTTATGACAAACACTGCCGCAGATCGCGAAGCAGCTCTTTGCGTGTACACAGCAAGCGGAACCTCGAGAATCTTCGTAGTAACTCCAACAGGAGCAGCAACTAACGAACTCCTGGATCTACAGACTTCAAACTCTATTGGAGATACTCTCCAGGGTCAAAGAATCGTCAAAGCCTTTGCAACATCTATTGATGGAAACAAGGTTGAGACTCCTGGCGTTGTTGTTGTTGATAACCTGGGCAATGTTGTCGGATCGGTGGGCTTTGCTGCACCAAACTTGCAACAACCGCAATTTACCAGTAAGGCAATTCCAGTACAACTTAATTTCAAAGCGCAATTCTTGACAAACGCATGAGGTGGACTAAATGAAGAAGTCAACCGAGAGGCGAAGAATTGCGGGCATGAAAAAAGACGCTCGAAGGCTGTTTATGCACGGTCTGATAACATCAAGCGCATTAGATTCAATGACCAAAGCATTGACATCAGCAGAAAAGAAAATATGAGGCGGAAAATATGCCTTCTTTGGATGATGTGCTAGCCGCGTACAAGGACTGCGGAATAACTGCAGCCCAGGCTGAAATATTACTGACTAGAGCCCCGCCAACAGGCGTGGGATTACCTGTACAAACTGCGCGTGATTACATAGGATCTACACCAAGAGACTGTGGAACTCCTATCGCACCTTCTCAACCTGCTCCGATCGCAGGAGATTCTGGCGTATCTATGCCGGATTACAACGGCTTCTGGGGCTTCCTAATGCTATACATGGGGATGAGGTAATGCCGTTACCAGGAGCTACAACAAAAGAGGGCAGAGTCTATGCTCTGTTGAAGGGTCAAACCCTAGAATCACTAACTGGTCAATTAGCTGCGGGTGAATTTTTGCCTGAGGTTGGTAATCCAATTAGCATTGAGGAATTAAATGAGGATGAATTGAGGCGGTTAGTCCTAGTCAAACTAGCTGTTGAGTCTGTAAGAGCAGACTGGGTTGGACTAACGAGCTGATATTATGCCACTACCAGACGCTAAACCAGATCGTAGGATCTATGAATTGCTAAAGAACACAGATCTTGAGAACATTACATTCAGCGAGTTCCAGGGCGTAGCTAAAACAATCTTTGCAGAGCAGGGTGCAGAGGATGAGCTACGGAGAATTGTATTGCTAAACTTAGCCAGGTTAAGCGTAGTAGGCGAATGGACTGGTTTGACTACTGCAGGCGGTGGGGGTGGTGGTTCTGTTACTCAATCGCCTATGCCTTTGTCAGATACGCTAAGTGCAACATATCCATACTTTCAACCAACTGATATGTATAAAGTGACATTAATTGACAATACAATTGCACAAGTGGAAAGTTATGCTCAATTTATTCGCTTTGTAGCACCAAAAACAGGCACAATTAATTTCTTTGGCATTAGAACAAATTCAAACCAATCTGGTCTTGATGTTGTTAAAATTGGAATCTATGATTCAGATACAGACGGCTACCCAAAAGACCGCTTGGCAAATTTTTCAATTGATGTCAATGGAAGTAGTGGTCTTTATTCAACTTCAATATCAGTATCCGTAACAGCAGGTGAAACCTACTATGCTGCGTTTTGTAGTGCAGGCGTGGCAATTCCGTCTTTATCTCAACAAGCGAATGGAGATGAATTCTTGGCATTAGGACTTACACATTACCCTGGAACGCCCTATAATGTAATTTTCAACAATCTGGGCACAATATTTGATATTCCTGCAACTTTTGACAAAGCAGATGCTACTTTGGCTAGGCAAAATCAACCATCATGGGTGGTGAAATATTCATGATTACTCCAAACAGAAAATACATTCATTCTCATGATGGGGAAGTTACTGATCATGAAATTGACATGACCTGGGATGAACTTCGCTACCTTAGAGACGCAGCTTTGGCTGAAACAGACTGGTGGGGTGTCAAAGATTTGACAATGAGCCAGGCAAAAAAAGACTACAGAATTTTCCTTCGAGATCTACCACAAAATTACGAATCAGCAAACGACGCTGCTGATGCTTGGGATCTTTACGAAATTCCGGAGTGATCCGGATGCCTAAGCCAAAGCCGGACAACATCATCCGCCACGAGTTAGTGTTAGGCAGATCAGAGCGTGAATTGCTTGATACTCTAGTTACTGCAAATGCAGCTACGAAGGTGGTTATACAACCGTTAGTTGCATTGTTGTCTGATCCCCAGGCATTGATTGCTATCTTTGCTATTCTTGAGGGTCTAGGCATTACTGATTTCATTCCTGGTAATATTCTTGATCTGTTTAAGGAAGGTGCGTATGAATCGTTTGAGGACTTCGAAGCAGCTGCAGTAACTGCTCTCGAGGGTAAAGCCGATGACATTCTAAAATTGAATCGGTATATGCCGATCTATCGTTCCTACTATTACATCAAGAAAGCTCAGGAGGCGATATGATGTCCGACAAAGTGGAAGGCAACGGTGTCAAAATTTCTGTTGGACCTAACATGATTAAGTTAGTCCTGGCTGTAGCTGTATTAGTAGCCGTCTTTATGGGCGATACCGCATCTATACCAAATTTCACTTAGCAAGTGCAACTTGCGACACCATTGCCACAATGTAGGCATATAGCTGCCACTTGAAGCACTTCTCGCTTCATTTCCTCGCATATTTCGTCAATTATGCCTTCCCAGTCACACATAGTCACCCAATCAACTTCTCTAGCAATTTGTTCATCCTCGTCAGTTATCAGAAAGTCATCATAGTCAATCCAGTCGTCTAGATCTTCCGCAATCAACATCCAATCTTCTGTCATTGTATCTTCCCCTCTATGTATTCTAAAGCTGTAGCAATTCGCTTCAACGATTTGTCTATCGATTGTAATATTGTCATTATATCACTATCTTTGTACATCATGACCACCTTTCTTCTAATTCATCACACGCAGCTAGAATCCTCTTCCTAACTGATACTGTATCTTTCAGCCCTAACTCATGCACGACAGATCGTGCCTTCCTAGGATCGTTCATCATTGCCCTGGTTGCTACTGCAACCCTGGCACACAATGCAGCCTTGATCTCTCTCCTGTTCATTTCTTCACCTCGCTTGCTCTTCTGAAGCTCTTTGTTGGTTTGCCTCTTAACGCCATTCTGTTTATTCTCTCCTGGTCTAATGCATGAAGGGGCATATACGACGGTCTATGCTCAATGATGGTTTTACGATGTCTCCCTCGTTGCCCAGGCTTCCTTGTGATTGTTGCTCGATTGCGCTTGCCACAACCTAGACAGATCTTGTCTAGCAACATAACCTGGTCTTCGACATTGAATATCCATATTCGCTTGCATCTTGAACAATGCCAGAGTCCCCTTTTCATACTTTGACGGAATATTGGGGGAATATAAAAACTCCCCACAATTCAATACGGCTCAGTCTCCTTGTTATAGTTCCCCACAATTCCCAGAGGTATAGCGGGTGGGGACAAAAAATGATTAAGAACGGGGACATTCATAGGTGGGAGTGGTGGGACGCACCCAAAATCAAGATTAAGTGCGGTGCCGGGCCGGACGAGGGTATGATGGAGACACTTGTAATCGCGGGCGCGTGTATATTGACGATATTTGCCGTTTTTTGGCTACAAATGCGGCTAATAGCCGGTATTCTTAACCAAAAAGTGGCCGAATTAGACCAAAATCTGGCAAACGCTATACAAATGACAATCGAAAAACTACCGATTGGTGATATTGAACCGCCAAATCCGTTTCAAGTCATGCTTTTGCAGCTAATGCAAGATAAAATGGCGAATAATCCGGCTAAAGTCATAGCCAGGGACGATCAGGGATTATTCACGGCTGAAAGTAATCCTGAAAGTGAAAAATGATTATTAGCGAATTGTTT